TTCCGTGCGACCCATTGAGCGGTGATGAGTGAGTTAGCCATTTATACCTTTTCCGATATTTTAGTTCAGCCCGCGCATCTTCCGATGTTGGTCGCGGGCCGATTGTTTGCTTCCCCGGTGCAGTCTCGCAAACTCTTCCATCGACATGTTGGGGTCGATGACGTCGCGAGATTGTGCACGCCCGGCCGCCCTGGTGGGGGTCGGGGGAGGAGGCGCCTTGGTGATGGACTTCGTTTGCCCTGCTTGCGCAGAGGGCTTCGAGCCGTTGCCTTTGCCCTTGTTCACGCGATCTTCGTTCTCGCACTCCGCGATAAGTCGGCCGATGGTGATAAGCTGCTGGGCAGGTGACGCTTTCGCCGTCTTAATGGCGAGAGCTGGGTCCTTCCCAAACTTATACAGCAACCGTCCGGCGTACTCGGATTGCATGACCGCGGCACCAGCGTCGGGCCCGAGCTGGTTCTCAGCTAGGACCTTGTTGTTGGTGACGACCGCCTTGTAGTCGGGTGTCGCTTTCGCGAACTCTTCCACATTGCGCTCGAATGCAGCGCGGCGCTTTGCCGCTTCATCTGCACCCGTAGCTTCCCGAATGATCTCACGCGCAGCTATGCGCGCCTGATCCCGTGACCACTTCTGCATCTTGGCACGATACTTGTCGTTGTCGAACGCGATATCCGGGTCAGCAAGGTCCGGCATCGGCTCGTCTTCAACGGGAGGAGCAGCTGCAGCTGCGGCCTGTGCGGCGGTCGGTTTCCCGCCACCCTTTAACCGCTCCAGCTCCGCGAGTGCGTCTTGCAGCTGGGTCTGCATGTGCTTGCCAAATATCTTTGTGCCTTCGAGCAGATCGTTCAGCTCTACTATGCGTTCCTCAGCAGACCCCTTCTTGGGTGCCGGCCGAGCGCGAGGTTCCTCGTCCTCTTGCTCTCCGACCAGGTCCTTGTTGGGTTCCGATTCGCCGCTGAGATCGGCGGGTGCGGTGGACGTGTCCGCGTCTTCGTCCGAAGTCCCCTCACCCGAATCGGTCGGGTCGCCGAGTGTTCCGTCTTCGTCGACGATGGGGGCATCGTCGTCGACTGACGTCGCGCCCTGGGCGGTGTCGCCCTGGGTCGCATCAACTGACTGGCCGGCGGCGACTGCAGCGATAGCTGCCGGGTCGGCGGCGCGGGCCGGTGTAGCGCCACGGAACGGGTTGACTTTGTCGTCTACCTGTTTCTGCGGTTGCTTCTCGTATTTCTCCAAATCTTCGCGTGAAAAAGCCATGTGTTGTCTCCTGAATTACACGACGTACGCCGTCGCGAGGCGGTCCCACCAGACATCAAAAATCAAGCAGCCTTCTTAGGCTTCTTCGGTTTTGCAGCGGCCAGCGCCTTCGCGGCGGCGACCTTCTGCTCATTCAACTCCTTCGTGTGCTGCAGGTTGAGCGCGTGCTTCTGCTTCTGGCGCTCCATCTCAGCCTCGTGCGCCTGCGCGGCGCGGGTCATCTCCAGCTCGTGCTGCTTCTGGGCGCGGTTCGCTTCCATGATCGCCTGCGCGTGCTTCAGGCGCTCGGCGTTCGTGGTCTGCGCCATCATCTGCTGCTGGTCCTGCTGGTGCTGCTGCGCCTGGTGCGTCAGGTCCTGGAGGTTCCCGACGTGCTTCGCGGCGAGGTCCATCTGCGCGGACTGCTGGTCGTTCTGTGCGTCCTGGGCGTTGGCGCCGATCTCGTGCGCCAGCTTGATGTTCGCTAGGTGCTTCCCGGCGGTCTCGAACTGAATCTTCTGCTGCTCCATCGGGCTCGCCTGCGCGCGTGACTGCGCAATCTGCGCGTCCGCTGCCATCTTCTGCGTCTTGCCCTGGAGGAGCTGCATCTCAAGCTGCTGCTGCTGCTCCTGCATCTGCTGCTGCTGGCTCTTCTTGTTGCCTACGCCGGCCGCCTTCTCTTTCTCGTTCGGCTGGACGATACCCTGCTGGATCAGCGGTATCCGTAGCCGGTTCGCCATCTCCTGCGCGTCCGGTGAGTCGATGTTCTTAGCGATCAGGTCCTGGATGACCGGGGCCGCGCTCGGCATCGCCTCAGCGAACGAGATCAAGGTGTCGAGCGCCTCCTGGCGGGCGGACTGGAAGCTGGGCCCGATGACCACCTCGACGTCGTACGCGCCCTCGGAGAGGTCGTTCATGATGTCGCCGGTCAGGTGGTGTTCCTTGTTGATCTCCACCATCTTCTCGACGCCGTCCTGGCCGATGATACGGACAACCTGCTCCGTGTCCATCACGGTCGGGATCATGTCGACCATCATCTCCCAGGTCAGCTGTAGCGCGGAGCTGAACCCGTCGATAAACTCGAAGCTGCCGAGGTCGGAGCGCTTCGTGTGCTGTACGAGCGCCTTCCCCGAGACTCGGTTCATGTCCTCCGCGTTGCCTAGCGCCGGATCAAAGTATCCTATGGTCGCCTGGATATCTTGGATCGACATCTGCGCGAGCGCCATAGCGCCCTGCGGGAGATCCAGCGGGGGTGTGCGGAACGGCATCCCGCCCTCCGCGTTCTTGTCCACGTTGTAGGGTAGGTACGGGCGGGAGGCGACGTTCGCCTGGTTCCACTCGTTCTCGTAGCCCTTTATCATCGCCTCGGTGACGAGGTACGGAGCCTTCGGCAAGAGCGCTGAGCGCTCGATCATGTCCGAGGCCCGGGAGTTGTAGCTGCGCTGCGCGTCCTTCGAGTGGCGCACCAGCGACTGGAACTTCTTGCGGCCCTCGATGTTGATGTAGCGGCCGGGGCAGCGGATGACCGGGATACGCTTCCAGTCGTAGTAGTATGGTCCCTCTAGCACGTTCGAGCCGTCGACCTTGACCCACATCACCTGCCACTTGACGGTCTTGCGGATCATCTTCTCGCCGGTCTTCTTGTTCTTGGCGATGCGGACGACGCCGCGCGACTCGTCGAGGCCCTTCTCGTCGAGGTGCTTCTCGGTGGCGCGTAGGTCGGCGTCGTACTCGACGACGCTGCCGTCGGTCATCTGCGCGATCCACTTCTCTCGGGGTACCCGCTCAAAGTATTCTGCGATCCGGACCTCTTTGTCGGTGAACCAGCCGTAGCTGTCACGGGAGACGTTGAAGCTGGAGCGGTTCCCGCGAGCGTTCTCGCCGCGCCCGTAGAGGTTGTCGTAGATGTCGTCGGAGATCCGCTCCGCGACGATGCAGCGGTTGGCGTCCCCGGCGCACGCGTCGGCGCACTGTGGGTCCCATATCACCGTCTGCGGGTTCGCGATGTTGATGACGCGTAGCACCTGCGAGAAGGCGCCCTTCCCGTCGTCCTGCATGTAGGTCGGCATGATGCGCCACGCACCGAAGCCGCCCGCCACCGCGAACTTGAATTGCTCTTTGTAGATCTGGTCCGCGCGGCTCGCCTGCTCGATGGAGCGGCAGAGGCCGGCAAAGATTTCTGCGACCGCCTCGGAGGCGCCGTCTGACGCTGGGCGGACCTTGCCGGCGGGGCGCGTCTGCCGCATGTCGGCGACGACCATGTTCACTGGCTGCAGGCACCGGTTGAAGGTGTAGCACGGTTTTCCGCGGCGATTTTGCAGCACCACGGGGTCCCACTGACCCTGCGCCTCGGCGTTATAGATGAAGTTCAAGTCTTCCGAGTGCATCCGCCGGTTCTCTTCCCAGGCCCCGACACCCTCGTCGTAGAAGTTCTTGATGCGCGACATGAGCGCGCCCTCGTCCTCGATCTCGAACCCAGGCGAATTGGGGAGACGGCCGCGCTCGCCCGGCACGTCTCCGATTAAATCCCAGTTATCCGAGCTGTTGCCCGTCATTACGTCGGCATCTCATCGAGCACAGCGCGCTGACCGTCACCAACGTAGACACCGTCGAAAGTGTTCGCAGGGACGTACTTCGCCGCGCCGTCGTTCTTCCACTCGTGCACTTCTTTGCCGTCCTTCGTTTTCCGCCCGCTCGGGAGGAGGCGCTGGTGCTGCACACGGACCTGGTTCCGGATCGCGGGGTTCTTGAAACTGTATGGGGCGACCTTTCCCTTCCGCTCGATCACGAGGTTATTCATACCGGCGGTGATGTGGAGGGTGTAGGTGCCCAGCTGCAGCTTCCGGCCGTGTGAGTCGACGCGGCGCGGGTCCTCGTCCTGGGGGCACTCCTCGGTAATCTTGCCGTCCGAGCCCGGTCGCTTGACGAACCGCCACTCGGTGGTGGTCGACACCGCCCCGGTTTTTTCGTCCTTGTGCTCGATCTTGTGGGCCGACTGCTGACGCAGGCGGAGCCCTTCCTCATGCTGCAACTTCAATGTAACGCTCATATTGGTCTCACCCCTTACTTAGCACGCGCACGTGCGACTAAAAAATTCGTCATCTCGTGGCTTCTCCCACGCAGCGAGTCGATCATCTTGTTTATATCGACCGAGTTCTTCTTGTAACCGAAGAACATAAGCTTCTTGTCGTGGATGTTCACTAGCATGAACACGCCACGTCGGCGGAAGTCCGCCTCAACCTCGTCAATCGGTTTCACCCACTCCACACGCCACCGTGCGTCGCCATCTCAGGGGACCACGAGAACCAGGGGAGCCCACCCTCGCTCGCCGGGGGTGCCTTCGCGACATCGAAGCCGCTCATGACGTTGTACCGGGTAGCGTCCATGAGGTGGTCATTCTTTTTCAGTATATTCCCTTTCTCGTCGCGCCGGTAGAGCCGAACCTCTTTCCGCCAGTTGTGGAGCGTGTTGAAGATCCTCAGCTGCTGCGTCGAGAGCATGTCCCAGGTCTGCACGAGCCCAGTGACGACGGTGTTGTCCGCCTTGCTGACCTTGAGCCCGAGCCGGCAGTATGTGTCTATCAGCAGCTCACCGTCCGTGCCGCGCGCCTTCTGCGCGGCGGGGTCGATGACACCGGGAATCCAGGGGCCGCGTCGGTTGATCGCCGCAGCGTGCACCGCCGGGTCCGCCTGACCACGGTAGTATTCGTCGTACGCCACCGCCGGGTACCGTGTGGTGCCGGTGGGGTCCCTGAACCCGTTGTCGATGTCCCACGCGAACCAGATCACCGCGGTGCAGTTCCAGCCCGGGTCCATCCCATACGAGCGAGGCCAGTGCGCGGGGATGTCGAAGGGGTCGATCAGCATCACATCTTCCGGTATCGGGTAGATGGCGCCGACACCGTGACCGGGGATACCGGATTTACGTGCCTGCAGCTGCCACGACGGAACGCCCGCTAGGATCTGCTTCTTTTCCTTCTCGCCTAAATGGGCTACGTCATCCATGTCGAGAAAAATGCACGCCTTGCTCAAGTAAACTCCGCCCGTAATAGGTAGAGCCTTGCCCGCTCCACACCATCTAAAGAATCCCCCAATTTGCCGAGTCCTAGATTGCAGTTAATGCACAACCATCCACGAAACTTTCCTGTCTTGTGATCGTGGTCTAACGCTAGCGATTTTTTAGTTGGCGCCAAACCGCAACACTCGCAAATAATAGGTCGCTCGCGCGTAGGTTGCGGAAGATCTTTCAGTTTCCATGTAGACCGTAGTTTGGTGTCGTTCTGACGACGTCGATACGCCGGATCTTGGAGACGCTCGTCTCGACGCTGCTTGTATACGTCTCGTTTTCGAGCGTATCTTTTTCGCAGCTGCTCTTTTCGGCACTCTTTGCAGTGCCCGTCATTGTAGCGCTCAGTAGCACCGTGAACTCTACACGGTTTCGTCGATAATGATTTTTTCATCTTCCTCACCCTCACCCAACGCCCAACCACTTGCAGCAACTGCGTCCGGTTCTGGAGACAGCTCAGGAAGAAATGTTATCATCAAATCGCTGACCCCTAAAAGCGGGGTCTCAGTCAGAACCAGGGTACCGTTCGCCTCACCCGGGACCGTGCTCATGAGTCGGAGCAGGCACTCGGTGTAGATCTCAAGCTTCGGCTCTTCGTCGAGGTGTATTCGATGCTGCCGCGTGCCCTGGAACGCTTCGCGCCCCTGGTCGTACGATTTAAATTGCAGCGTCGAGATCCCGCCGGACACGTGTCTGA